ATCTGCTGAATCGTTCACAGTAATTCCGGTTCCCAAATTATCCCCATCCATAGCAAACAAAGTCATATCACCTGAGTAAGCACCGTCTAACTGAAAAATTCCAAAAATGGTAAAATCCATCGAATAGGGTTGCACAATAGGAGCTCGTAAGGCATGTTTAGCCTCTTTGAAACCAACCCCCAAATAAAGTCGATTTATGGACTCAGTCTCATATACCGGGCAATTCTTAACATCGCCATCTACTACAGCATCATTACCCAAAGAAGCCTCGTTTAACCATAAAGAAACCGGATCGCCGCAACCCATTAAAGGAAGAGACTCAGGTCGAAGCCAAGTTACTAGATTCGGAATAGTCTGAGGATCGAACAAACTAATCCGAGATTGCCCCAATGGGCAAAGTGGTGTTTGAAGAACCGAGAGAGGCAAGAAACCCTCCTATTAGCACAACAGGGCAGGGCTGCACGCCCCGCCCTGTTGCTTTCTCACTCAGCTGGTGCCAGCTTAGGTCAAAACATTGTGTTGTCCTTCGGCCGTACCATTGGCGTTGATCGCCACCATGCCGACCTCTTCGTAGCCGACGTAGCCGATCTCAGCTTTCTTCGGCACATCGTCGGGCATAACCAGATAATCGGTACGGATGGGCATCACTCCCAGAAAACGAGGCTCAGCCAGGGCATGCACTCTTCCCGCAGTCTGCCGGCGAGTGACGATGATGTCGATACCCCACAGAGTGCCCCGCAATCCAGTGTTCAACAACTCACGCATGGTGACCGGATCCAGATCCGTGCTGCCCCAATCGCGGATGTCCTTATAGGAACTGAACCGCATCACCAGACCATAACACGGCAAGTCATGGTCCATGATCTCAGAAGTCAGTTTGTTCAGGAAAGCCTTGGAGCAGCCGTTAGTGTTATCCTGCACCAACGGATTGCTGCTAAGATTCGCTCCACACGTCGTGTGAATCAAAGCCAACCACTGATCGTCCTCCTGGATCTGCGTAGCAATACGCAGCTTCTCCTGAGTACGATCTAGGATGTTGAAACGCCGACGCTGGATTTCCGACAGCCGGATGCTGGCTGGTGCGAAGATCTCGAACGTGGTAGGTTCCACGTACTCACCTTCCACCAACCACTCTTCCACTTTCGCTCGCTTCGCTACGACAAAGGCTCGGCATTCGATATCTTTGTCATAACGGGCAATTTGTCCCTGTGCGAGCACGTCGATTTCGAAGAACCGACGACACACACCCTGGTAGTCGAGCTCGGTGCGGATGGGAATCGCCATTTGCAGATTGTTACTCTCACTGGCGTGAGGGAGTGGTCATTTCTGCCACCCTCTTTGCATCTCTGCAAAGATCGGACTGTCTCTTCACCTCTTACGAGGGGTTAACGTTCAGTCTCTGAGGATCCCGGGATAATCCCGATCTTCCTGCTGATTGCCCAATCCTTGAGATTTTTACACTGTGGTACTCAAGGCTCTCAGGGAGTTCCAGCATTTTGTTAACTTATTGTCACCCTATTTCTAGGGCGGGGGCCCAGATACCTAAGCCCCAATGGCTTGACGACCCGCCTCCGTAGTTAGCGCCTGCCACAGCTGGCTGAGATCAGCTGCTTCCGAACGCCGCGTATAGGGATCGTTCACAGGAAGTGATGCTTGGCGTGGAGCCAAACTGAACCCGGGCTGTGGGGCTCCTCCTGCATTACGAAACCGCGGAGCGCTGGAATAGCCAGGCGTATACAGTCCACCGTACCGCCGACTACGAGCCTGCGGTGTTGCCATACTTCCATCTCCTTCTCAAATCTGGGAGGACTGGACCTTCCGAACTCTTGGAAGGCCCTCTGATGAGACAGTCTCTCCCACCACCGATTAGCACTAGCGGTCCGAATTAACGAACCGCTAGTTGAACCCATTCCCCTTAGGGCAGATTCTCCAGCTTGTGTGGGCTCACCTCAAAGAGACACAACCTGGGTCCATAACTTACCGGACCAGCCGAATACCCAACTCGTAGTTGTTGGCGGCCGCCGGCTTCTGCACCATCACACCATACACAGCCTCGTTGGACTGAGCAGTGCTCGTCCACGAACCGGTAGCATCCCAATAGAGGGGAGCGCCATTGTTAGCACTCTCCACACCGACCTGATACAACCGGACAGCACTTCCTGCAGCCACTTCTTGAGCGTGACTGATGAAGATTTTTGACGGTCCCTGAACTATCGACACATACCCCCCAGTCACATCAGGAATGGCCGACAATTCAGTCTCATCGTCGATCAGAACTCCCGCAGGCTGAGTGACTGCAGAACCGGTAGAGGCAGCGGTCGACACGAGAACGTAATTTTCGTTACTCGGGTCGTACTGAACTACCGTTCCAGCACTCCACCCCGTAGTCTTCACACTGCCCGTGACCTTCATCGAGGCAATGTTACTCGCATACGCTACGCGAACTTTGCTCATGAGCGTGATCCCTTGCTATTTCCGTTAACGAATGAAACGACTTAGCGATTCTCACCATAGCGATGGGTTGGCCGGAACAGAGCTGGATCCATTCCTTTGGCCCGCAACTTGTTCTCAGTAGTAGTGAAGTGGGCTTGCAAATCCGGAATCAGCTCTGCCCCTGGAGCTGCAGTAGAAGCGGTCTTTCGCAACTGCGGAACGAAGCCCGCTCCTCGTTGGATTTTGGCTGGTCCCTTCACGTCACTGGGAAGATCGGCCACGTTAAGGGATTTTGCCGCCCCCCGAACTCCGGTAAGCCGATCGTGCACAATACCGCTCTGCTGAGGCTCTTCCACGGTTGCTGAGAACACCCGGGAAGCTACTTTCTGATAGGTTTCTGGTGCCCAGGTTAAAATATCCTGAACTTCCGCCACAAAGTTGGCCTCGCTGACCAAACCCTGTCGGATCTCTGCCTCAGCCAATTCCTGGGCTCGCTTGACCAAAGCCGGATGGAAACCGGCAGCCACCAACTCCCGGGCATAGCTAGCATCTCCGTAGGCCTTAGAGTAATAGGCCTGATCAGATCCCTCCCCACCATCCTCCGGGAGCATCTCGCCCTTATGGCCACCTTCATTATATTCCGGCTGACTCACAGCACGACGTTGGCGTGACCCAACAGCCATACCATAACCCTGAGGCCGCACTGGGGGACCTTCCACAGGTCTTTCCGGCGGAACTTCTCCCGCACCTCCGGGAGCCCCTTCCCCAAATTCTCCAGGACGATTTTCCTCTTCGGCTGGCTCTAAGGCCTCAGTATACATCATCATCACTTGGAGTTGATCATCCGGGGTATCCGCTACCTCCTGGAGAATGTCGACAAGATCTTTAGCTCCCTCAAGCTTCCTCTGATCGTCCTCATTCTCCGCAAAGGTTTCTACCGCCCAGGATTTGAAATCAGCAAAGTTCTCAGTGCCCTGAGGCTCCTCAGATGGAGGGGTCTCTTCGGGCTTCTGTGGAGGGGTGGGTTTCTTCCCTTCGGGTTCCTTTTTAGGCTTTTCTGGAGGAACATCTTCAGCCCCTACTTTGGCCAGGCCATACTTGACCGCAATCTTACGTACCCCGTTGGCACTGAGCACCCGCAAGAACTGCTTACCATAGTCCTCAGAAGTAAAGGCTGCGAAACGGGCTTGAGTGTGAGGCGCCCCATTCAGGGCAGCCTGATACGACAGGGTCAGTACCGGCGCTTCAAACGCTGAGGCTACCCAGCGGGCTGACTTAGGATTACTGCCATCTAGCAGATCCGCCACCAACGACTTGAGCATCCCCTCACTAGGATCGCTGCGGAGTCGGTCCTCCTTACCCTTGGCCGTGTCAAATGCACTTTGTCCTTGATGCCAAGCCGTCAGTTCTACCTGAGCCGGATTTTTGGCCAACGTCTTGTCGCCCGTATCCTCAGCCCCAGTAGGCGGCACAGCTGTACCAATAGCATGCAACTCCGGAACCAACTTCGCCAACTCCTGAGCCGCAGCTCGCACCAAGTGGAAAGCATCCATCACGGAGCCTTCCTTTTTTTCGTCCTTGTCATCCTTGTCCTTCTTCTCTTCCTTGTCGTCCTTCTCAGACGTCTTCGGCAGATTGGGGACCAACTCGGCTTGGGCGTGTTGCAAGGCTCCTTGGGCGTCTTCCAGAGTAGTCGAGACATCCGTCAAAGCTTCTGTAACATCGGCATTCAACTCCTGGCCTAGCCGTTTGATCTTCAGATCGGCCAGGAGGGTATCGATGCGAGTAGCATTGGCTTTCAGTCGCGACCACACCTGTTTCAGATCATCCACCGAAGCCTGCGCTATCAACGGAGCACCCTTCTTGAGGTTGGCAGCCATCTTAATAATGCTTTCGATGCTGGTGGCCGCCTCAGTCAGGGCACTCAGATGAGCCGTGAGCTTGCTCGCGACTTCGTCCTTACTCAACTTCATCGGTTTATCTCCTATTGCAGATCTGGTCGTCGGGGGGGTAGGAACTGTAGGGACCGGTACCGCCGGTGGCGCTGCTGGTTGTCCGATCGGTGGCCCAGCAGGAATAGAATCGTACTGTTGAGTGGCTTGAGTAATGTCCGTATAAAGAACTGTCAATTCCGCTGTGGGACCAGCCGCTTCTTCAGTCACTTCGAGTGCTTTGCTTTTCACCCCTGGAGCGATAGTTTCCGGAGGTTTGTTCTCTTTCTTATCCGCTCCAGGACCTCCCGGTAACCCTGGAGCTAAAGTCGCCGGGGCTTGAACCGGAGGATGTGTAAAAACATCTTGAGCCTGTTTCAT